CCCATACTGATAGTTGCACCAGCAGTGCCGGTTTGGACTGTGATGGAGTCAACATACTTGAACGCCTTGAGTGTCTCCACTCCAGTGGCACCTGCGAGTGTCACGTTGGCTACAAGCGGCTGCCCAAGGTAGTCAGCACCACGGACATTCACTACGTTCGTATTCGCCACGTTGCTGACAAGCTGGATGGTGCGACCGAATGGCTCAAAGATCGTCTGAGCATTCACATTCCCAGTCAAGTCGAACGTCGTTGGTGTTGCGGCAGCCTGAGCATTTAGGATGTTGTTTATATTCCCAGCAGACGGTGCACCGAACGAGATGCGCGTGTTGCTTAGCATGTTCACGTCCGATGCATACTGCATAGCGGGAACATACATATTGATCCGACGTGGGAAGTTCGTCGGGTTCGTAGCGACAATGGCCATTAGATGACATCTCCTTGGTCAAGAGCAGTCAATCCATCCTGCATCGGACGAGGACGATTGCGCTCACTACGTTGCACGATCTCCTTCGGTGTCAGGTTGTAGTTCGCTGGCACTTCCTCACCAGTCTCCATGTCCACCATCTTGGGATCATCGAGTACACCGATACGCATCAATTGCTCAGTGTCATCAGCAGCGACCATGATGCTATGACCTTGTGGGAAATAGATCATATACGCTTCGCTGAACTCTTGGATGACAGGTTTCATGGTGCGTGTGATGATGCTCTTGTCCTTTAGCGGACCAATCATTCGCACGTCTTCTTCAATCACCATGACAGTGCGCTTGAAGTTGCCAGTGATCTTCTCAGCCTGAAACGCAGGTTTGATGTTAAGTGCTGGCATCAATACCTACCATCACGAACAGGTTGCTGTTGCACTTCCTCTTCAGGTGGAGGCTCTTCAGGCGGTGGTTCCTCCGGTGGTGGCTCTTCCGTCTCAGGTGGAGGATCAATTGTTCCCTCATCCGGTGGTGGCCTATCGTAGAAGATGTGCTCTTCCTCGATGATAGGCACAACAGGAATGCGTGCCATCTCCATTGCCTCCTTCTTTTCTTCCCAGGGCAACTTAGCCTCCTGATGCGGCGATGGCATACATCAAGTCATTGCACAGACCTTCTTTGTATGCCTGATCCTCACGTGAGATACCTAACACGTTGTTGTAGGACACACTGGTCAGTGCATTCAGCGTAGCATTGCAGCCCTGTGCCTCGATGCCAGTCTGGCCTTGCTGCCATGCATAGTGAGTGCTGCTGTTATTCCAAGCCGGAACCGTGATCGAACCGCTCATCTCTGTTCTCCTAGTTGGTCATTACCGCATGAGTTCGATAGGCGCGCCACAAGCACCACTGGCCCTGCCACACTACGCGGCTGCCTACTGCATCCACGTTCCACGGGGCCACCAACTCTTTCACCTTCATGTTCACGCCACGTAGCATGTGGAGGCGGAGATAGGTGTCGTTGATGAAGTATGCGAAGTTGACTGGGCAGTCTTCGTCATACATCAGTGGTATGCCATTGTGCATGCATCCCTCGAACCCGAGGTCAAACATGCGCTTGCCGGCTTTGCCTTCATTCAGCGGAATAGTGAACTTATCGCGAACCGCTTGCCGATAGATGCGGTAGATGTTGCGACCAGTGAGGATCACTGTCGGCCTGTCGCCTTTCAGCGTCAGGTCCATGAGGATGTCATCGAACACTTCTTCGATGTTCGTACTATCCACACCACCAGCGAACACGTATGCGCTAGTGCGCCACTGCAACTGCGTGGCACGATTGATACCACCAAGTGATCCCGTAGTGGGATTGGTGGGAATGAGCGTCAACAGTCCTTGTGGATCAGTCCCACCACCTGATGCATACAGGTATTGTGAGAACTTGTCCTTGATGGACTCTTCCAGCACATTCATCTTCTCTTTCATCAGCTTGAAGATGGCGGCTGCACCGTTGTTCTCATCCTGCTCCTGATCGGAGATGATGACGCTACCAGCAACACGCGACCAGCCGTATTCAACCGTATCGAACTCATCCGTCTGGTTGACTGGCAGCGGTGCGTAGTAGCGATAGCTGGTGACGTTGGGATTGCGTCCGACCGTCAGTGGATTGGTGATGTTGTAACCACCATCCTCATACTCCACGCGGTCATTAGCAAACACCCACGCCATCAGCGCATTCGACTTGATGCTGGCCATCACCAGCTTGCGTCGAGACTTGGTCAACGTGCTGTGCAGAACATCTGCAACAGCGGGAATGATAGTGCCAACTGGCATAACCTACTCCATCAATTGAGTTGCACCCCGGTTTCACGCATTGCACTGCGGATGATATCCGCCCATGATGCGTTCTCATTGAACTGCTGTCCTGTCTGGTCTACTTGCACAGGCTGTGCTCCATTGCCACGTGCAGATCGACCAGGAAGCGGACGAGACGGCTGCTGAGAAGGCTGCTGATGAGTAGGCTGCTGCCCATTACCACCATTCCGCGCAGCAATCTGCGGTCTCAGTGGCTGGGTCCAATCGAGGCCATTTTCATGCGCCCAGCGGATCATCCGCGTGTAGGCGTTATGAAGGCTCATTTGCGGTTGAGCCTGCAACATTTCTGAAAGAACGTCAAGGTTCGCGTTGGCGTCCTCGTTGTCATTCAGGAATTGGTTCAGTTCCCGCTCGCTCTCCTGCCTAATCCGTTGTTGTTGCTGCGTTTGTTGGTGTTGCTGCGTGATCGGCATGAGTTTGCCATCGATCATCCGACCGATGGCATTGAGGTCCATGCCCTGCGAGACACCTTCCTGAAGGAATGGGATGGGGTAGCCTTTACTTTTCACTTCCTCAACGAGCACTTGCAGTGTCCGCACAGGATCACGCATGAAGTCAGCCATCACACGGATGGCAGTGATCTGATCCTGCGGTGCTACATTCAGCCTTACCGCTTCCTGCGTCACTGCATTGATGCTACCCAATGCTTGTGTAGCCTGCTGCAACTGCGTCTTCAGTTGATTGTTCTCACGCGCGTGTCGCTGTCCTTCCTCGAACACACGACGCTCGATGCCACCCTGTGCAACAACGCGACCAGTTACAGGATCAACTAGGTCACGTGTGTTGGGATTATTAGGATTGGTCTGTTCAACGAGTCCATCGTGTCTACGTCTGATCTGCTGTTGTGCAGGCTGCTGAGTTGTGCTGCTTTCACCACCAGTTGTTGTAGGCGGTGCTGACGTTCTGGCACCACCACCTTCGCCTTGCGACGTGCCTTGCGACGTGTCGCTTCCACCAGTATCGCCACCTTCTGTCTCCTGGAAGTCGGGAATGCTACTCAGTATGCTGTCTTCTGTTGTGCCACTCATGCTGCTTGTCCCTGCGGCTGTGCTCCCCCGCCTTGGCTAGAGAGCATCTGTTGGAATATCTGTGCTGGTGGTATGCCTTGTGCGAGTGCTTGACCAATTGCTTGCAGAACAGGTGGTGGCAGTTGTTGCAGCGCTTGCACAACAGCAGCCGCTACTTGCATACCACCACCTGCCTGCGGAGCACCACCACCCTGCGAAGGCTGCTGTCCAGGCGTTGGGGAGGGACCCATTCCTGCCTGACCCGGTGCTCCACCCTGCTGTGATTGAGCCATTGTTGCTACTTCCTGCTCAATCGCATCCCAGTCTTCTTTGCTAATCATGAAGTCATCGAATGCCTTCGACATCATGTTCAGCGTAGCCTTCAACGCACTTGCAGGTGCGGCACGGACGTATTGCGACAACACCTGTCCGATCTGCACAGCTTCTTGCTTCTTCTGCTGCGTAGTCAACTTCTGTGTGCTGCCTCCAACAACCGTAACGGACATCTGCTGGAAGTCTCGTAGATTGTCCAGTGGACGCCAAAACTGGCTCACGTTCATGCCAATGAGTTGGCTCGCTGTATCAGCATCCATGAAGCGCAAGCACAACTGCGCTAGCTTCCATCCTACATCGCCAAGGGCATCCTCAATAGCGTCAAGACGCATATCCATGCGCATGTTGCCCATAGTCGAATAGTAGTCGATCGCCTTGTTCGTCGTGTTCGTCTTGAACTCACCACCACGTTCCACTTCATTGGTGCTAGCGATGCGATCGATGGACGCATACAGGTCCTTCTTGTCGAATAGCGCAGTGAAGTTCATACTCGGTGGTGTGAGCGAGAAGATCATCTTCTGCGGGTCAACACCTTCTGGCACATCCAGTCCCGTAGCCGTCGCATCTGGTCCTTTAAGTATTGCATCCACAGTCTCCTGTGTCAGACCTGAGTTCTTGTTGAAGAAGATGTTGCGACGTGCCCATAACAGCGCCCTTCTCTTCTCATCGTTGATCTCATTGATCTGATCTTGCTGATCCAAGTAGTAGCTGACTTCGCCCTTTGCATACACTGCAACTGGGTTGTCATGGAACCACAGCGGTGTCAGCGGATAGAAGCCCTGCAACTGATACGGATCATCCCATACCCATATGGGCCACTTCCAGTCGTTGTCTGCATACATCTCAAGGCGACGTGTCACCTTGTCCCAAACATACCACACTTTGGTGTAGCATGACTTGTCGAATGCATCTCGACTAGCGAACCCATACGCAGTGTAGTCATTCGATGGGGACTTGCTGAACAGCGTGAAGTCGTCTTCACCAGACTCGCCAGGGCCACTGCCACCATTCATGATGTGTGTCGGCTCAAACACACTGATGAACTCTTCTTTGCCTTCATCCTCTACGGCATAGATCGCATTGATATACGCAGTGGGAAGCATGTCCTCGATCATCATCCAGTTGCAGTCGCTCAGATACGGATCGACACCATTCGAGTCACGAATGACTTGGTGCGGCAAGCGAATGCGAACATATGGACCACTCGGTTGGAGGAACTCAATCTTCTCCTCCAACGCAGTGAGCTTCCCCTCGATCTCGCGGATGTCCGTGTCATCTTCGGCCGCTGCCAACTCCTGTGACAATTGTAGCAGGTCATTCATTGCCTGCTCAC